GTCGTTATTTGATTTGTTAAATTAGCCGAAGATTCAACTGTTCCTTTACTCACTCCATTAATATAAAGAGTTACCGTTGTCCCAACTCGACTAACTTCTATATCGTGCCAAGTCGCAGCATCCAGCGTGTCTGATTGAGTTATATAATCAGTCCCACAAGCTACATGCATCTTAGTTTGCGCGGCGTGAATCACAAGAGAAGCAGGCGCAATGGTATGACCTATCTGACATCTAGCACTAGCAAGCTCTTCAGGATAAATCCTGAACTTCGCAGTGAAGTCTTCTGTTCCGATTACTAATCTCGTGGATGCACTTATTGTAAGAGAGTCCCCAGTCCCATCAAAGTAACAAGCGGTCGTACCAAAAACTTTTGTCGTGTCTTCGGTTTTCGCATTACCCTCTGCCGTTACTGTTTTAGTAACTATAGACTCGTCGGTGATAACCTGAGCATCGTCAGTTCCATCGCAATGAAGCATAAGTTCAGTTCGATAATAACCATATCCTAAGTAAGAATTATTAACTCCAGTCCCATCCAGAGTTGAGACTTCAGTAGCTGTAGTAACTGCCGTCCAACTACCATCTCCTCTCCAATACGTCGACGCTGAAGCGCTTGTCCCACTATTAAGATTTCCTACAGGGAGATTCCCTGTTACCTCATCAGTACTCGCAAGATCAACCTTCGCCCAGACAGAAGACGCAGCTCCTTGTGCTTTAAGAAAATATCCAGATGTTCCAGCAGCCAAGCGTACCCATGCAGTCCCATTATAATAAAGGAGATCTCCTGTTGCCGCACTCGCAATCGTTAAGCTCGTCGGGAATCCCCACGATTGAACAGTCGCATCCGTGACTAAAGCTTTTCCTGTATTGCCTCCTTGAGCTGGAAGAAGCGCGGTCAAAGATGCCGTCGCTGTTGTTTGACCCGACCCACCATTAGCTAATGGAACCGCACCCGCACCCGCTGGAAGACTAGCAAGTCCAGTCACGGAAGTACCATGAACTTTTGTTGCGGTTGTTATCTGAGCAAGCTTATCGTCTCCGATTGCTGCTGCCGCGCACATCTTTGCATTGTTAACACAAAGATCTACGTCCGTCCCCGTCGCAAGAGCATCCCAATTTGCTCTGATTAACGCGGGCGCATCTTTCAATTTCTCGTCGTTCGCTGGTTTCGTTTCATCCCAAGCTGCATACCCTGGAATAGCAAGTAATGCTAGGATTGCAAGACTAACCAACCATTTTCTAAACTTCATTTTACTACCTCCTTGTTTGGTTTACTTTATGTTTTCACTTTTCTCAACGTGAACTTTTGCATCACCTAATACTTTATTGAAATCAGCAAACTTAATCGCAGCACTGACAGTCATCGTATAAAACCTATTTTCCACTTTACCGTCGACGTTTAATTTATATTGCAGAAGAGCGGAACGAACGGAACCGTCATGGTTCAACTTAGCAATCAATTTATGTGGGACAATTACTTTAGTCATTTTACACTCCGTGTGAATCCCAGCGGAAGGTTCCAGTTTTCACTACCGCTGAGGTATCGTATAGTTTAATTGTACAGTCGGTCAGATCTGGAACGACCGAAAACTTCCACAGGAAACCATCCCCTGTTAAAATATTAATGTTAACCGAAGGAGCGACGTGATACTCCTTGTTGAAAACAATTTCAATTCCGTCAGCAGCGACGGTGACTTCACCAGTTCCGAAATCATCCACGTCGGGAAGATCTGCATAATAATCAAACTGAGTACAGACCAAATCTTGTGAATAACTCGTCCTTGTCATCGTCATGCGCAAGCTGAAATATCTACAGGTGTAATCACCTGCATACCAATCTTCCCACGACGCGTCGGACAGATCAGATTCAGATTCCGAATGTTTAATCTCGAAAGAAAGAGCGCCAGGTAATTCAGATCCCGAGAATCGCATCGCCTCTTCCATCTCGTCGAATGTCATGTCTCCGAAATCTTGGAATGTGTCATCTCCAGAAACAGTAGCGACAGCCTCTACTCCTATTTTAAAAGACGCAACATACCCTACGTCGCGAATCGGAGTAACATATGTTCCAGTAAGGTAAGTACCAGGCGAGGGAGACGCCGAAGGTGAGGCACTAGCTGATTCACTAACTGAAGCTGACGCACTCGCGGTTCCACTAGGAGAAGAAGAAGCGGACTCACTAGGAGAAGCGCTCGCGCTTGGACTTGCACTGGGAGAAGAAGAAGCGGTATCGAAAGCGAGGTTGTCTCCAACCTTGTCTAGATTTACTTTGTCTCCGCCCCACGCTGTTTGCTCTGAATATGTTTCAATAAGATTCGTGAACGGAACATTCTCGACGGTGACTAAGCCTTCAGTAGCATTCGTAGAATAATTACCACTCGTGTCTAATGATTTAATCCAGAAACTTTGATCTGTTCCAATCTGGATTAAGAAACTGTTTAACAGATTTTGTTTAATGCTTCCAGCGACGAGTTCTCCAGACCCCCAACTCGTCCCGAACCTGATTTCATAGCCAGCCTTATCAATATCAGTGATGTCAGTCCAGGTATAAAACAATCTATCTCGACTCTGCCTGACCACGAAACCAGTCACATCGCTAGGCGCAGCAGACTTACCGACGATGGTAATAGAGCTGCTAGGAGAATCAGCAATACGTTTATCCCCGCCGATCTTAGACGAAGAAATTATAGCGACTTGGTACGTTATGCTATCTCTTAATCCCTGCTGAATTGTATATGAAGAGCCTGTAGTTTCGCCCTGATATATCCAACTCGCTCCTCCATCGTCGGACAAATAAATCTTGGCTCTTTCGTACGCCCAGATATATTTACCAGACATTGAAGGGAGGGTGAACCAGATGTCAATACAGTTTTCAATAGTGCCGTCGCCGAGTTTGACTAATCGTTCAGTCAGAGTCAAGTCCGTTACGACAGGAGTATCAAACGTAAGAGCTGAGTAATTAGTATCTGGGAGTGTAACATCAGTATCAACGTTGGAATAAACGCGACTGTCGTATTCTATTCCTACTAACTCTACCTCGTCGGTGCTTAATCGTTCAAGTGATATTAGTCTGAAAGCCTTTGTAGCTATTGTCTCCTCGCCGAATGAGAACACAGCATCAGCTTCGGGTGCCGAGGAGTAAGCAACGGAAACCTCTACTGAAGAGCAAGTGCTCGGCGCTGTTATAACCGTTCTTGACTCTATCACATCAGCTCCGTGCCGGACTTCGACGACATAAGTTTTACCAGCTTCAATCGTTACATCTCTGTCAAGGTTCAGAACTGTCGTCGTGCTCCCTGTTTCTAATCTGCCAGAGAAGCCCCATTGAGGAACGTCATGCGAGAAATTGAATCGGTCTCCTACCTGGCAAAGAATAGCGTCGATACTCGCCTTGAATGAAATTGTACGCACTATATATTTTGCCACGTAGAGCGCATATCTACCTGCGCGGATAGCTTGACTAACTCGCGTACAAAAGACACGAATCTTTAAAGGGCGAACTGGATCTCCAGCAGCTAATGCATCCTCATCGGTTATCATAACGGTGTCTTGTTCGTAGGCTTTATCTTTGTCGTTGAATGTTACCTCTATAACGTTAGGCACTTCGTTCAATGACTTCCAATTCTGACTGAACCCTTTGACATTCCCCATCCCGAATTCCTGGGAAGGAAGAGTTATGGGTTTGTCGACGAGCAATCCTACCAACCCTTCGCTATAGTAGGGGAAGGCATTAAACGACGCTGATAATTGTGTGATCAGGTCGAGGGCTGCGGTCAGTGAATCAATTTCAACGTCCAGTCTGTGTCGTTTCTCATAACCACCTTCTCCGTTTTGGATTTTCTCTTCGCAGTATAACGCCATTTCCAAGAGTCGTGCGTTGTTGGCGAAGACATCGGAGTCAATGAACCCGCCCAATCCATATCTTGTCGCGAGGACAAGATCTCGACAACACCAGATTGGGTTTGCACTGTACGCGTCTACATAAGTTACTGCATCCCAAGTAAGTTCTGTATCGTCGACGAGTAATTTAAATTTCGAACTGTCCGGATCATAATAGTAATCATCCCACACCTGCACCACGCTCCCTAACAGAACAGCGGGGATAGAAACTTTCCTACCCTTTCTCACCCAGGTAATGTTTGGGGCGGAACTGCTGAGTTCATTTGTTGCGAGAGCTTCAACAGCTACTAACGCTGTGTTCGGATAACTCAAGTCATCGCATTTTATTTCGTCGAAGTATTGGAGATACATGATTCCGGTGTGGTAGTCGTCGCTGTCGTTGCTGGTTCGGGTTATCCGAATGTTGTATTGTCCCGCCGTGAGTCCCGCTTTCTTGAACACTCTTCGAACGGTGGATCTGTTCTTCGTTGATATTGTAGTTGTACCCAAGTCCGTGTACACTGGATCAGCAGCGAGCTTATACTCGACACGATAGGTAACCGCCCACGCGCTTAACTGACCTGTCTCGGAATTCTGTTGCCATAGTCCGCTGGAAAGAGAGAGGTGTATTTCAAAAGCTTCAACATCGCTATCTACCGTTGTGTAAGTGTACGGATCGTTCTTGAGCAGTTCAACGTTAATAGCCGCACTGAGATTGTGCAGGTCTTCAAAATTAGGTATGACTGTTTGAGCATTCGTTCCATATCTTTTGGTAATCGTAACCCCTGAGAAATTCGCGATTGGATTTTTATTAATCATTCCCTCGTCGATGGATTCGATCTCTCCTTCACCCAGCGCCGTGAGACAATGATAATAATTTTTATCACCATCCGTCCTGATATATTCATTAATTACATTACCGCCCACTCGATGTTCGCCATAAGGAATCGACACTGGAATTCCAGGTTCACAGGTCTGCTTTATTCCTTCCCATCCATATGTCGGCGAAGATTCGTCAAGCCCTGATCCGATCCCACCGAACGTTGGGGTCCGAGGCTTTGTCGTCAACGCAGAATAAACCGAATAGCTGAGGGAGACAACTGTCGCCCAGAAAATATAAGGATGAGCAATACCGTAAGCCCATATTGCTTTACCCAAAGCAACTATAGCAAACCATTCGATCTTAGGTGTGATAACGATAGTAGTCATAGCCTCGGGTTCTCCGTCGAGGATTTCTATAACTGCTCCAGCATCGATGACTGAACACTTCTTAAGATCCAATCCCTCTGGTAATTTACTGAACTCCTCAATATACCGAGTGTACGATTTTCCTTTCTCATGTTTAATGAATTCAGAAACCACACCCTCTGTGGAAAATCTAATGGGTACATAAACAAGTTTTATCATTTTACCTCGCTCTGTAATAACCTACTATTTTATTTCTCCAGTTAATATGATTTAGTCTGCACACTCCTGTTCCTGATTTACAAGTATGAAGAAATTGTAATTGGCTCAAGACAATTCCAGCGTGCAAATATCCATCGACCTCTAATAAAACAATATCAAATGGTTTCGGGTTATCAACTCTGATCACTTTGTCTTTATATAAATTGAATGTGTGTGCATATTTCGTCTTAGGAATTTGCTCAATAAAATCAACCGTATCAAGAAGGGGTATTCCTAAATCTTTATAAACGGATTTAACTAATCCCCAACAATTCAATCCTTCTTTTATATCCATACCTCCGTGCCTGTACGGAACCTTAAGATATTTACTGACTAATTCGTATTCAGTCATCATGCTAATATCGCCCTCTTCGGATTGATTGAAGGGAAGCCTCCGAACCTGGAGTAATTATCTATCTCTTTACAACGCTGTTTAGTTTTATTACAGGCTGTCTCCGCCCCTGCATACGCGCATTCAGTACCCTTGAACACCCACGAGCAGTAGTTTCTGGAGTAAGCACGTAAAGGAAGTCTGACGCTGAGGACGTTGAATTTTGTGGTTAGGATAATTGTAGCGTTGTCTTGGTCTGCGCTATAGCTATCGATGTAATAAACATCGCTGATTACTGAATCCGTTTCGGCTACCAGGTTAGACCAGATTGTCCGGAGAGTAACCTTCTTGCCTTGGAAGTCATAAAGCTCGAAGTATCCTCCGAAGGTGCGCATAACGTTAGATACCCGCAGAGTCACCGAATCAATTTGTCCTTTTGTGTTTTCTTTAATGCTATCAAAGGAAATAGGGAAGGCTACATACTCGACGCTGTCGAAGGTTACATTGTTCGGTCCTTCAACAAAAGTTAAATCATTAGCAGCTCCATCATAGTCGTGAATCGTATAAAGATGGACAGGCTGATTCGTTAATTTATTTTTCTCTTTCTTAAAATTATCACTGGGTGATCGTGCCATTAGACGATCCTTTCGAAGTCCCAAGATACACGGAACTCACCCTTTGCTCTTTTAACTCTGAACGAACCGCGTGAGAATTTAACGGTATACTCCACTTGGTCAATGCGACTCGTCCAAGTAAACGAAGTAAGCGATCCGTACTTCCCTTTAAAGAAATCACGATAAATAATCATCTGCGCGTAACTCAACGCTGGAGACTGAAGTCTCCAACCGATCAATTCCTCGTCGTGTCTAAGCCTTCTCTGTTCGGTGCCACCGTCGAACTTTGTGGTCAGAACTTCATAGTCCAGGAGTTCTTCAGTGGTTTCTACTGCTAAAGCGAAGTCGCTCATCGTCTAGTTATCTCCCTTCTGGTAACACCATTCCTTAATGAATCTCTATCAATCGTATTAATGATTACCCCTTCACCTTCTCTAGATTGCATACCCGCAGCGATTGCTTCAGGAGTAATATTATTGTGAAGCGTCAACTGAATAACCCCGCTACTACCATTATTCTCTTGAGCGGTTGTAATTTTTTCTCCCTTGTGAACTCGTGCTATCATGTCGTAGGGAACGTAATCCATTCCTGTATCAGC